TTGCCCAGGCCTTCGCCTGCGGCGAGGCGCCCGAGCCGGCGCCCCTGCTTGACGCCCCAGTGCAGGTACGCGGGGTAGTAGTGCTCGCCCATCGCGGGCGTCTTGTCGGGCGCGATCTTGACCATGAAGCCCGAGCGCGACACGCGGTACTTGATGGCATTGACGAGCGCACCGGTGCGGCTGATCGGGTACTTGCCCGCGCCGCGCGCGAGCGCGACGTTAAGCTGCGCTGCCCCGGACACGAGCATGCCGGCCTTGCGCATGCCGGCGCGCACCTTGCGCTTGTTGAAGGATTCGCGGTGGAACTGCTCGAAGCCTTCGATGTGCAAGTACGACTGCAGGCCGACCGAGTTGCTCATCAGCCCTCTCCTAGCTGCTCGGCTTCGATCGCCGTCCAGCGATACCCGCCGTTCATGTTGGTGATGCGCCGCACGCGATACACGGCGCTGCCATGCACCACTTCGTGCGCGGTGGTGATGCCGGGCATGTGCCGCAGGGTGATGCGGTGCGTGATCGTCTCGTCGATCTGCACCGAGCCGGCATAGGTTGCCGCGCCGACCGGCTCGATCTTGGCCCATCGCATCACCGCGCCTTCATACGACGGCGACAAACCCATGTCGGCAGCAGGCAGGTCGACGCGGCGGCGGATGGTGACGCGGCGGTTAAGTTCGCCGGCGTGGGGTTCGCGCATTCTCATACGTTCCATAGCCTGTAGGTGTCGAGCAGGCCGTCGCTGTACGGCAGCATCTGCATCTGCGCGCCGACCCGCACCGATGCGCGGTTCTCGAACCATGTCCCTGCGTGCAGCAGGATCCATTGCTTGATTGCATCCGGGCACGATGCGCCGTAGCCGGCAACGAACTGCACCGTGACCGCGTTCGGCACACCCGCCGTTGCCGGCCACCCCGTTTCGGGCGGCATCACTCGCGCGGGGGCGCCGTAGCGATCTATCCGGACGAGCTCCAGTGGCAGCGTCTGCGACACGCCATCGGCGTCCAGATAGGTGATGCTGTCGACCGTAACGAGCGGAGGGAACGGCAGGCAGATGGCCCCTTCCGGGAAGGCGTCGAGCCGCAGCGACCACTGGCACTGATCGATGCTTCTGCCTGTGTGCTGCTGCGCCATGTCCGTAGCGGCTGCCACCATCAGCGAGATCAGTGCGTCTTCGTCGGACTCGTCCTTCTTGAGGTGCAGCTTTGCTGCGTTCAAATCCACGGCAACGGCGAGCCGTGAATCGAGCGTGATCGTCATGCTGTATCCCTCATGGGGCGCGGCGCCTCATGCCGCCGCGCCCGCGCTTGTTAGATCTCGGCGGCCTTGAGGTCGAACTGGCCGTCAATAGCCAGCGCTGCGGCGATCTGCTCGGGCAGCTCGCCGTACTCCCCGCACTTGAGGTCGTGCGCCGGGATGTCGAGCAGGGCGCGGCCGCGAACCATCGACGGCAGCTTGGCGTCTGCGCTACCTGCCGGCGGCTGTTCAGACGTTTGCACGGTCGCGTCGAGCGACTGCTGCGAGCCGGCTTCGATCTGCTCGACGACTTCGGCAGCTTCGGCGGCTGGGGATTTCTTGCTCATGTCGGTATCTCCGTTCGCTGCGGGCGCAGCCCGAAGGCTGCGCCCTGGTCATCAGGTGGCGCTGTTCTGGTAGTACTTCACGGCGCCGCCCACGTCGGTGAAGTTGCCACCCGCACGCGCCCAAAGGTTGAAGCCGATCTGCCCCTTCTTGGCGTAAGCCGAGTCGGTATAGCGCTGCATCTCGGTGGCCGAAACCACGTCGCGAACGATGTAGTGCGAGAAGTCGCCGAACAGCACGGACTTGGCATTGGCGGCCATCACCGGCATGTGGTTGTTGATGGTGACGGGATAGCCGAGGATCGAATCGGCCACCGCGCCCGCAAGGCCGTCGTAACCGGGGATGAAGATCGGGCGACCGGCGGTATCCTTCATCTTCTTGATGGCTTTGAAGGTTGCGTCGTTCATCATCCAGCGGCAGCGGCCACCCTCGCGATAGGCGACGTCGACGGAGTGCTCGAGGTCGATCAGGTCCTCAAAGGTGATCGAGGTGGTTTGGCCGGTGGCGCCGACCTTGCCGGCGGTCGCTGCAACCTGGACGCCCTTCGGCTGGCCGGTGCCGGTGCCGATCGTGAAGTGCTTGTTGCTGATGCGGCCGACCCGCTGCGCGCAACGATTTGTGACGAAGGCCTCGATGTCGATCGATGCGTCCTGCAACAGCTCGACCGGCACAGCCACGACTTTCGAGGAGTATTTGAAGACCTCGATGGCGGTGGTGCCGAAGCTGACATCCAGGTCGGTCGCGGAAACGTTCTGCGCGACGATCTCGCCTTCTTCCGCCGTGCCGTCCGAGTTCGGGAAGTTGATCGTGGCGCCGTTGACCGTTTGCAGCACGGTCGCGACCGAGCGCATGCCGCCGAAGGCCTTGAGCGCATCGGCCACTGCTGCGGCGATGGTGGTTGCAACCGTGAAGCCGCCCTCGCTGCCAGTGGTTGTGCTCATGGTGTTGCGGATGGTGTTCCAGTCCTCTGCGGACAGTGCGCGATCGCCGTTGCGCATCCAGTTCTCGAAGACCTTGCGAATCTTCTGCGCCTGGACGCCGCCTTCACCTTCGCGGCGGGCACGGGCGGCTGCGGCATCGGCCACGGCGCCGGCCTGGTCTTCTTCGCCGAGCAGGTTCATCGTGCGCTCGATGCGATCGATCTGCGCTTTGCAGTCCTCGATCTCGGCAAGGGCGGCGTCGTACTTGGCCTGAAGCTCTTCGTTCCAGGTGGCGTTCTTGTCCTCGACGAGGGCCTTGACTTCGCGGGCGCGGGCGGCGATTTGCTCCCGCAGGGCTTGGATGCTTTGTGCCATTTCGGATTCTCCAGGGTGATGGCGAAAAAAAAACCGCCGGGCGGCGGTTAGATGCGACAGCGCGGGAGCGCGTCAGAGCTGCGCGGCCTCGAGGCGCCGAAGCAGCGCATCGCGGTCGAATGTGTTTTCGGGGGGCTGCTCGCTCGTCTGGTTGCTGTTCTGCGCAGGAACACGGCGCCTGATGGCGGCGGCCGGTGCGCGGGCGTAGGCTCTGAGGTCCCAGTGACTGGCGCGATCGGTCGGCTCGATGGCGTCGTTCTCAGGCTCCTCGCCTGCGATCGCCGTGGCAAATCCGTTCGCCAGCGCCTCTTCGGCATTGAACCAGGTCTCCGCCTTGATCCACTCGCGCAGCTGGTCGGGGTCCTGCCCGGTGCGCTGGGCATACGTCGCAATCAGGGTTTCGTCGATTTTTCCGAGTAGATCGGCAACCTTGCGCATGTCGTCTTCGTTGCCCCAGGAGAGCGTCCAGGCCTTGTGCACCATGAACATGCCGCCCGGCGAGATGCGGCGCTCTTCGGCGGCCAGCGCGACATAAGACGCAGCCGAGGCGGCAAACCCGTCGATATGAGAAATCACACGGCCAGGGTGTTCGGAGATGAGCTGCTCCATCGCGCGACCGGCGAACACGTCGCCGCCAGGCGAATCGATGCGCAGGTGCACGACGGCCTTTTCACGGTGGTCGGCGAGCGCCTTGCCGAGGGTAAGTGCGCTCACGCCGCCCCAGTAGTCGTCTCGAACAATCACGTCATACAGCCAGATCGTGGCCTCGCCGTCTCCGGTGGCTTCGGCGCGAAACTGGCCGCGGCCCTTGTTCGCGGCCAGAAGCGCCATCAGTCCGTTACGCATTGCTGCTTTCCTCTTCGGTGGTGGTCTTCTTGCTGGCCCCGGCGCGCTGGACGGTGTTCGCCCACTCTTCGGGGATGGGTTCCATGTTTTTCATACGGCGCACCTGGTTCACTGTCATCCAGCCTTGCGCGCCCGGTCCGCCGAGCGCTTTCGCCAGATATTCGGCTTGGGTCTTGCTGTCGCCTTCGAGTAGCGCATCCAGGTTGAACTCGCCGTAGCGCGTGCGGGACCGAGGCCAGACCTTGCGGTTGATTTCCTGCGAGATCACCGTGAGGTGCCGCGCAACGGTGTAGCGAATGAATCCGATGGACATTTGCTCGATGCCGCTGCCCCAGCTTGTGCTGGCGTCCGTCTTGCCGATCATGTGGGGCGGGACGCCCATGATGCGGGCGATGTCCTCGACCGACTGCTGCCGCGTCTCGAGCAGCTGCGCGTCGACAGCATTCACGGTCAGTGGCTTGACCTCCATGCCGCCGAAAAGGACGGGCGGCAAGCCGGTGTCGTTATAGTGCTCGCGCTGCTTGCCCCAGGTTTCCTTGATGGTGTCGCGCTGCTCCTCATTCAGCTTCGTGCCCGGCGGCACCACGATGGCGTGATCCGGGCGGGCGCCACCCCGCCAGAATGCAGCGGTGTGATCGTCTGCAGCCATTGCGAGGCCAGCTGTAACGCCGAGCGCGGCATAGATCGGGGTCATCGAGCGGCGCCCATTGAAGCCGATGCCGGGGAAGTGGAGCACGTCATCTTGATCGCGCATGCGCCGCTCGATAGTGCCGTCCTGTCTGAGTACAGTGAAGACGTACATGTTGCGACCGTCGACGCGCTTCACCTCCACCTGGTCGGGGTGGTGCGGCTCAAAGCCGATGATCCTTGGCGATATCTTGCTGGCGCGCTGGATCTCCCAGAACCCGTCGCCCTTCAGCAAGATCGACTGCGCAACGTATTGCCACGCACTGGCAGCGGGCCACGCGGGGTGCACCGATTCGTTGAACAGCCACCACATGTCATCATCCAGGCGGCGGCGGCCTTCTCCGGTGCGTTCGTACAGATGGAACGGCATGGCGGCGATGGCGCCGCCGATCAGCCCCACGCAGGCATACACCGCGCCGACGCGCATCGCCTGCGACTCGCTCACGGTGCCACGCATGCCCTCGGTCATCCAGTTGTACAGCGTGCTGCCGCGCGTGCCGCTGCTGCTCGAGTAGGTCTCGGCTGCAGCCTGCGGCATGCGGCGCGCCGACCGATCCTGATCGAGCAGGAGCTCGGCGCGTAGTCTGAGTGCAGAGGTCATAGCAGCATGATTCCTGGTTGCTCGGGTTCTTCCGAGTTCGAGACCGCCCGCGACAGCGCCATAACTGTTGCGACGATCGGGTCGATTCGGCCGTTCTGTTTGCTTCGCTTCTTGTCCGGCCTGAAGTTGCCGTTCGTGTCGTACAGCAGTGCGACGTTGCCGGCACACCAGCGCAGCACGGGGTTTCCGCCGTGCCGCAGGNGCTTCGCATACACCAGCTCCTCGAGCTTCTTCGAGCCGGGGTACATGCCGCCGGTGTTCTGCGGGATCTCGACCAGCGGCACTTCGTGCGCGGCCAGGTCGTTTGCCACGGCCACAGCGTTCCAGACGTCGAAGCCGATCGATTCGACCTGGTACGTGGTGCAGGCCTCGACGATGGTTTGCTTGACGGGGCCGTAGTCCGTGACGTCGCCTTCCGTGACCGACAGCCAGCCATCGGCCGCCCATCGCTTGTAGGGGGCGGCATCGTCGGCCTCGGCTTCGAGCTTGGCCGATGGGCACCACACCCACGCGAGCAACTGCCAGTCGGTCTCACCCGCTTCGATGTCGGGCGGGAAGACAAGCACGAAGGCGGTGAGGTCGCGCACACTCGCCAGGTCGAGCCCGCCATAGCAGCGGCGCCCGGCCAGTGCAGACGCATCCACAGGGCGCTTGCCCTTGTCCCACATC